CCTGATATCTGGTCTGTGGCTAGCGCATCCACCGCCGCTAAAACGGTGCGAGGATATTGGAAGTCGTCGTACATCACTTCGTTTATTTCGGCCAGATACAGGTCGTCGCCGTAGCGCGTGTCGGTCTGGTCTGCGCTGAGGTTGGTGCAGCGCACTTTGTAGCGGGTGCCACGGTCGAGATTATCGATGCGCAGCGTGCGGCGGATGGGTTGCTGGCTTTTCCCCGTAATGGTGATGGAATCGTACACCTCGCTGGTCACTTCGACGTTCCCGGATAGCCAACGCCACCTATATATCCCGGACACATCGCCGTCTATATGATCTGTTCGTATCACCGATCCGGCGCTAGCCTCTTGCCAGACAGAAATATTTTCACGGCTAACACGTTTGTATATAAAGCGCCCTAGCGACCACCTGCCGGGATATGAGGTGATAACAGAGCGCGCCTCAATCTCTACGAATTGCCAACTGCTGCCACCGTCCGCAGAGATTTCGACCGAGGTGTACACCGACACCGCATCCAGACCGCCCGCATCGTTGGCATACCAAAGCCCGCTCGGACAGACCAACACGATCTCCAGTGCGTTGTAATCGTCGCCCACGGTGTCGCGCGACACCGGACTGCCGGCGACCACCTTGGAGCCGATGTTTTGGTTCTGCCGGGTGTCGTTGAAGGCGGGGATGATGCTCTGATCCAGCTCGCCCATGCGGGCAGTGATGGTGACGCCCTGGTAATAGCCGACCGGCTGGTTATTGAGTTTGAAGTCGGACAGCGCGCTGTACGGGCCTTGACCAAGGTCGACCAACAGATGCGCGATTTGGCTGAAGCCGGTGTCGCCAGTGGATTCAATATATCCGGCAATGATATTTCCGAATAGTTTGTTGCGGCCGTAGGCGCGATGGATGGCCCCGCCCGGGGTTTGGGTGGTCGCTTGAGACCATGCGTAGGCCTGTGAGACATCGGACGACTGGCGGCCAGGGAGAGAGGGTTTGCTGGGGGCCAACAAAGCGCCGATAAGCGCAGATCCAAGTATCGAGTAGCCGGCGGTTAGCGCCAGCAGCCCAAAGCTACCTGCACCACCAAACGCACCGCCTGTCATGATGGTTGTGTATCCGGCTGCGTACGGCGCAAAGGCGATGACCGCAATCGTAAGGATCACACCCAGCGTCTCGCCATCATGCACCGCCGGCATCACCACCATCTGCTCACCGGGTCGCAGCGCGCGCGATGCCCATGCGCCCGGCGCGATCATCTCGCCATCGATAGCGACTTGCAGCGCTGAGTGGCAAGGGAAATGCGTGGAAATTAATTTTGAAACAGTGACATCGCCCAACAGAGATACCAGCCGTTCGTCGCGCTGGCGGCGGTCAAACGGGTTGCGCACGATGACTAATGAGCTTTGTGGAGTCATGTGCGCCGCCCCGTGTAGCGATAAAACCCAGCGATACGCTCCGCCCATTCAGGTGCATCCAGCCGCTGGACGGTAACGCCACGCCGCGAGCTCGTGTGAACGAAACGCCCACCTTCCAGCACCATGCCGATGTGCGACATCCATGGGCCGATGCGCAACACGACCGCGCAGCCGACCTCTGGTGTGGCAAGCGGCTGCCATTCTGCGGCAGCAGCGGCGTGGATGTCTGCCTCGCGCTGGGCCAGGTCGTCCGGTGTGGGATGGTTGGGGATGGGTGTGCCGCGCCGGCGACATAACTCGGCGAACAAACCGAAGCAATCGTACGCCTCAGGGCCGCGCGCACCGGCTTGATATCTAGCAGCCATCAGGTCGTTGAGTTTTATCATATAAACCTGGGCGCCCCGGTGATGCCGGGGCGTCCGCCAAAACGGGCGGTGTTGTCCAGCACACGGCAGGCAAACAGGGTTCTGGCGCAAGTGGTCGCGCTGCCAGCGTAAGCACATTCCGCGCTTCTAAAACCCCAGTTGCAGGAATAAGGTATGGCGGCCTGCAGCGGAAAGCGGCGGCGCAAAGGGTTCTCGGCACCGAGCGCGAAGGTGATCCATTCAGCCGTCGAATCAGCCGCCAGCACGGTGTAGTTCAGCGTCAACTCGGTGTAGTCCGATGCGAGATTGTCCGCATGTACAACCGCCAACACAACCGCGCACCCAACCAACCCATCGTGCGCTTCCATGTACGGTTGCAGTGCGCGCTCTGGGTTGGCGACCTTAAGACTTACCCCCTGGATGCGACCGTCACCACCGTTGCGGATCTCGCCGATGTCAAATTCGAACGCGTAATACACATCTCCGGAGAAGGTGACATTTTCGTTGTTGCGCACCAGGCGGATCACCGAGGCATCAGGCAGCGTGACGGTGAGCAGCAGTAGCCAAGGTGCGGTGCTGATTAGCTTGTTCTTCTCGGTGCGCAGGGCGAGCGGGAGGTTGAGCATCAGACCTCCTGCAGTGTGAAGGATGCACCGGTCAGCGAGCGGTGCTGGTCGGTGGAGAAGTCGATCTGGCCCGCCAGCCGCACGGTGTAGCTGGTGCCGGAGATGGGATGCGTCCAGCTGAACGAGTCGGCGCCATTGCGCAAGGTGGTGATCTCGAAGGCGCGCAGGGCGGCGGTGTCGGTGGCATCCAACACGGGATAGCGCACGCCCCAGCTACGGCGCGCGCGCGTGGTGCGCGGACGGGTTTGCAGATAGCCCGCCTCGGCAGACGAACGCAGGACCACGTCCTCGATCTTGCCGTCTGGCGAGAGCGGCAGCGAGGGTGCTTTGCTGAGCGTGACGAAGGCGGTCATACGCCGATCCCCATCGCGCTGCGGAACTGCGGATCACTGTCTGCCGCGTCCAACACGATGCCGAGCACCCAGTTGCGGCCGTCGAACTTGGGCTGGCCTTGTTGCTTGGCGTTTAGGTTGGTGCCGGATTGGTTGTTCATCTGGATCACAACATTGGGTGCGGCATTCGAGCCGCTCTGCGCCTGCACGCCCAGCTTGCCGTTGATGCGCGTGAGCGGCAGGATCGCCTCGGGGCCCGCCTCACCCATCAACCCGATGCCGCGCGCGAACGGAAACACGGTCGGGCTGGATACCACGCTGCCGGAATAGGCGCTGATGCCTGCGCCGGCATATACACCGCCGTTGGCATTGGGGGTTGGGCTGAATAAATTGTTCAGGAAATTAGTGCCGCCGCCGATCAATTGGTCGGTGATGTTCTTCTGTATCTGGATGCGCAGTAGGTCGGAGATGATGCTGTCGGCCAGATCGCCGAAGCTGCCCTTCCCTGTCAGCACCATATCAGCCAGCGTGTTGGTGAATGAACTCCCCCAGCCGCGCACCGCCGCTTCCAGCGTGTCGAAGGTGGAGGTGCCTTCTTTTTCCACATCCTTGAACGTCTTGGCATATGCCTGACCGATCTGTTCGTCGGTGAGCAGCCCCTGCTCTTTGAGCGCGACCAGCTTCTCCCATTCGGCCGAGGCGCGGGCGATGGGGTCGATGTCGAAGATGATCTTCTGCGCTTCGGCGGATGCCTTGGCGTAGTCTTTCTCGGCTTGGATCTGCGCGTTGATCGCGCCGACAGAATCGGCCGCGGCTTGCGCCTGAGTGATCTGTGCTTCCGATGCGCCCTTGATCGCCAGCTCGTAGACTTTGGCCTGCTCTGCCGTGACGCCCAGCAGCTCAAGCTGCTTGCGGAATTCTTCGTTCTGGATGGCGGTGACGGCGGCGGCGTTGGTGTCGGCTTTGCTTGCGCCGCCGCCTAGCGCATCGAGCAGCTTCTTCCCTTTTTCGGCGGCGCCGGTCTTTTCGGCCGTTTCCTTTGCGATGGGTTTTTTCGCTGCCTCTTCCGCTTGCTTGCGGATGTCTTCCAGCTCTTGCTCCAGCTGGCCGCGCTCAAGGCGCAGTGGGATGGAGATCGGCGTGGCGATGCCGCGCGCGCCTTCTGATGATTGGATCTCTGTGTTGATGGACTTGAGCCGCTTCTCTATCTGGGCAGAGCGCTCCAGCATGTCGTCCGTGAAGATGGCCGTGCCCAAGCCCCCCAAGCCGACCCACACCGCCTCCAGAATCCCTGCTTCACGTGCCGCCTGTGCCATCGCGTCGCTGATCTGCGTGAGCTGCGGCAGCAGCTCGGTGGTCATGGCCATGCCCGCCCCTGCGGCGGCGGCGCTCAGCTTGGCGGCGTTGTCGTTGAATTGCGCGGCGAGCGCGGCCTGCTCGGTGGTGACCTGGTTATATTCCCGCCCGACGGTAATGTTCTCGCGCATGGCGTTTGTTCCTTGATTGAGGAACAACACCATCTCGCCGCCGAGCTTGTCGCCGAACAGTTTGGTGGCCAGTGCGGATTTTTCGATGCCGTCTGGCATGGATGCGAACACATCGGCGAGTTGGATCATCGCCTCGGTTGAATCTGTTGCCGAGATGCCGAGCTTTTTGAACAGCGCTGGCTTATCAGACAGCATGGCAGACAGTTTCGCGCCGCCGCGCGCGACAGTCTCCAGCGATGCACCGTTCTGCTTGGCGGCATAGTCGAGACCAGCCAGCGCCTCGACCGATGTGCCGGTGATCTGGCTCAGCTCATCGAGCCGATCGGCTGCGTCGATGCTTTGCTTGATGATGCCAGCGAAAGCGGTGACGGTGAGTGCGCCGCCCAGGGTGCTGACGACCCCGGAGAGGTCGAACATCTTCCGCGACACTGCGCCGACGGAGTTGCCGAGCTTGCCCATTGCGGCTTCTGCCTGGGCGGTTGCTGCGGTGATGACGATCTTGGTTTCGTTAGCCACGGAGTACCTGCAAGGCTTCGTTTTCCATGATGCGCAGCGATTCCAACATCGCGGCGCGCTTCTTTTTCTTTACCCCGAAGGCTTCAAATACCAGCGGGATAGCCTCATACCGCAGACCGATGACGCCATTTATGCCGACGTTCCACTGGGTGTCGAGCGCTGCGAACACTTGCAGCGGCAGCCAGTTCTCTGGCCAGCATTCGACATCCGTCGGCGCATTCAGGCCCATCCTTGCCTCGATCTCATCGAGGACGCTTGGCGCTTGGTCCTGATCAGCGCCGCTCGCGTATAGCGCGCGGGCGACGCACCTCAGTTTTTTACCCGGCTCTCCGTCAGCCCGAGCTGCCAGGCACGCACGATCTCGCGGGCAGCGGGCTGGTAGTTCTTCACCAGTGCCGCAAGGCTC